TAACTTCTCTGGCCAGATTGGCTGAATAATATTCGTTCATACCTTCAAGCACCGACTCCAAGATAATACTTTCCGGACTATCATCAAAATTTTCTAATACAGAAATTAACTCAACTTCATTTTCTCTGAGCTTTCTTTTAAATACAGCCGAATCATATCTATTTCTGGCAAAGCGGTCCAGTTTATGGACTATTACCTTATCAAATAGTTCAGTCTGGCTATCTTTTATCATTTCTAAAAAACCAGGTCGATCAGAAGTAGTAGCTGACTGGGCTTTATCTGTATAGATTTTTGTGATTTTCATATCATTATTTTTTGCAAATTCTTTAGCTGCTCTAATTTGAGCGTCTAAAGATTCCTCTCTTTGATTGTTAGAACTGAAACGTGCATAGATTGCTGCAGTTTTATTCATTATAAACCCTCCAAAAATATTAGTTCACATTTTTATATAATTAGTAGTAATGTTTTCACTTAATAGATTAAATCTGTGATTATTTAGATACATTTGTTCGGTAATTGTGTAAAAAGAGAAGCCCCGAAGGGCTAATGTTAATTATAAGGAGCAGAAAATTCATTATCTCTTACACTCCCTAAGTAACCATTTTCTAAAGCTTTTGGATGAGATTCGCTATAATTAGAATTCATATTAGCTTCAAACGCTTCTCGAGTACAATATAAATCAGCTTGTGTGAAATTTTCTTTTTCTATTATCTTTTTAATAATTTTTTCTCTTTTATCTAAAGAAGTTTCTTTTGAAAAAGATTTAATTAATATATCTCCATGCCTTCCTCCAGATGTCAAATCTAGCTGATCTATTATTATATATTCAGGTAATTCTTCAGTAGCTTTTCTTTTAAAGTTATCAGGTAGATCAGGAACTTCTTCTCCGTAAATATTTTGTATATTGCCATTCTGATCTTTTACATTCACACTAACAACTTTATTTTTTTCATTATATAAATAAAATAAAAAAGTGTCTTCTTTTGTTGAAACTGAATATCTATCTCCATGCATCCACGGCTCTTTCTTTTCAAAGTAAGTAAACTTTCCTAAGCTTTTATTATTATCAATAAAATTTCTTATTGCTTTATAATTTGCTTTATCCTTTTTAGTCATTTCATTATCACCCTCCAAAATTTCATTTAATAATGATTGCTCCTTTGAATTAATTTCATTATTTTCTTGATCAATCTCTTCGGATTGCTTTGCTTGATTTGAATCACTGGCAATGTTTTGTTCCTGACCAGGTGAAAAAAATAAACCTAAAAGAATTATTCCCAGCCAAATTGTTGCTGCTGTTTTTCCTTTTTTCTCAAAATATCCTGATTTGAAAATGAAAAATATACCTATAAAAGGAAAGAGCACTGTCAAAATAACTATAAATAACTTTTTAAATCTGTTGCTATTCTCTCCATTGTTATCATTTAGTAGCTTGCCACTCACAAAATCACCTCTAATGTTGTATTTTATCGACATTTGTCGAATATATGTTCGTATTTTAAGTAAAAAAATTATTAATAACTTCTTTTACAAAATTGTTTGCTGCTTTTTCCATTTGATTGTACTGCATATCTAAGCCAATAACATAGCCATTCTCCGGCATATCATACATTATGTGCTCGACTTCGTGCAAATACACCTCCTTTTGCAACTCTAGAGTGAGATTTTGATTGATAATTATAAAGTAATTAGCATAAGAAGAGAGGTAAACGAATCCGTAAACCTCCGGACTTAATGGCACAAAGCCTTGATAAATATTATTAGATCTAGCCCACTCCTGGTAATTTATATATGTACGCTGGAGTGCAGTACGATTCTTTTTCTCTTTCATACTGGCCCTCCTATCCACCATTGTATCTTTTTTCCTCATCTTCTTCAATAGCTTTAATGACTCTAATTATTTGCCTAATTGAACTATCATCCATATCTTTAGTCTGCTTAAACAGCAGCTGAAGGTTTTCTCTTTTAGATATTTTCTCCCAAACATCCTGAAGTTCTGGGTTATCTGTAAGAGCTTTTTTAATTTTATCGGCTGATGATTTTTCATTTTTTAGACCAAGAAGATAATCTGTAGATACATTAAAATATTCAGCAGTTTTTTCTATAAAATGTTTTTTGGGTTCTCTTTTATTATTTTCATATCTAGAAATTGTAGATTTTGTAGTTCCAATTTCTTCGGCTAAATCCTCCATTGTTATCCCATTTTCTTTTCTAAGTTGTTTAAGTCTTTCTGCAAAAGTTACCAATTAGACTACCTCCTAACACCATTATTATACACAAAACAGCCGAATTAATAAATAAAGTTGCCAAATTTATAAAAAAACTTTAAAAAAGTGTTGACAAGTTGCCAAATGTACTCTATAATATTAATTAGTAGTTGTCAATCGGGAACAAAAGGAGGTGTAATTATGGAAGCTAAATTAAATAAATTAAAAGGTTTGATTGCTCAAAATGAAATGACTCATGCTGATATCGCTAATTTAATAGATGTGGCTCCTAACACTTTCAGCAGAAAGATTAACGGGAGGACCCCATTTACACTGCCAGAGGCTAAAGATATAGCTGATCATTTTAATGTCACTATTGATGAATTATTTTTTTATAATGAAGTTGCCAAAAAGGAACAGACAGCATAAAAAGGAGGTTAATTATGGGAGAAGTTATTAATATAAACAATCATAATTTAAAAGTAAAAAAATTTAATGATAAAAGAATTGTCACTTTTAGAGAAATTGATACAGTCCATGAAAGAGTCAGCGGAACCGCAGGTAGAAACTTTAGAGATAACAGAGAATATTTTATTGAAGGAGAAGATTATTTTGAATTAAAAGGTTCTGAAGCATATGATTTTGCGACGACGTATAACATCGGCACAAATCCTTCTAAAGTTAGAAATCTAATTTTAATAACTGAGTCTGGCTATTTATTGATAGTAAAAACTCTTCAAGATGATCTTGCCTGGGAAGTACAGCGAAAGTTAATCAAAAATTATTTTAGAGCTAAAGAAATTGTTCAGCAGCCTAAAAATGAATTTGACTTAATGCGACAGATGATTGATCAGATTGAATTAGCTCAAAAAGAAGCAAGTGAAGCTAAACAAATTGCTGAAAATATTAAAGATAATATCATTCATACTGATCAGGATTGGAGAGATTGGGCTAACAAGCAGCTTAATAGAATTGGTTATCAGATGGGAGAAAAATATCAAGAAGCAAGAAGAATGAGCTACACTATTTTAGAAAACAGAGGACGTTGCAGATTAGATGTCAGACTCAACAATTTAAAACAGAGGTTAAAAGAAGCTGGAGCAAGTGAAACTCAAATTAATAAAGCTAATAAACTTGATGTTATTGGTGAAGATCAAAGATTAAGAGAAATATATAAATCTATTATAGAAAAAATGTCTATTAAATATTCAGCTTAGGAGGTGAATCTATTGCTAAGAATTAAATGTGTTACTCATGACCGGGAAACCGGAGAGGTTATCAAGGAAGAGATTACAGATGAAGTGCCAGACATTACCAGGGAGGAACTTAACCGGCCGCTGGCAGAGATAATTTATAACCGTATCAAAGCTAAGGAGAAGCAAGAGGGAGAATACAAACAATCAGCTGCAGGTTAGGAAGGGGGTTCGCCGAGCTAATTGGTGGAGGGCTTTATCTTTAAGTTAATTATATATGGCAGTATTAAAATAATTAACTTAATTTTGTGAATAAAAAACTACAAAGGAGGAAAATTATGAGGACTTTAGGAGATGCAATCAGAGAGGCAATGTCAAGCAAGGGGTTAACTCAGAAGCAGGTTTCAAGACAAGTTGGTGTCGATAGGACAATGCTTTCTAAATACATTAACAATCATGTTGATGTACCAAATGACATTAAAAGAAGGCTTGTTAGTTACCTAAGTGATCCAGTGTTAAGAATTAAGTTTTATGGAACTACATCATCAAATATTGTTTTTGATAAAGCTCATTTAGAATTTTATAAGTCAGGACTTAAGGCGATTGAAGAATTCAAAGAAGCGATAGAAAGTATTGAGCAAGTTATGGATTTTGCTTATAACATTAACTCAAAAGCTGATTTAACTGCTGAACAGGATGAAAAATTTGAAAAGATGCTGGATGAAATTGAGGATGCTAATCATGTATGTGACATGCTAGATATAGCTGCAGCTGAACTTGGAGCTGATTTAGATGCCAGGAATCGAAGATGTTATGAGAAGTATAGATCCAGAGGATACTTAGAAGAGTGTGAATACAATGGCTAAAGTTTTAACCAGGAGAGATAAAATGTCAACACTTTGCAGAGATTGCACTGAAGATCCTGACACTTGCGGAAAGGACCCGCTAAAGTGCAGCAAGAAATCTGAAGTTTATTTTGAGCTTTATGAAGAAACTTTTACTAAGATTAGGAGGGGAAGCAAGTGAAAATAGATATTAACACACCAGAAGAAATGACCATTAAAGGTGCTTTGCAGTTGAGAATGGCCAATTTGAAATCGAGAAAATATAAAGATGATTATGTAAAAAGAGAAATTAAGAAAATTGAATTGTTGCTGCAAAAACTAGACAAAGAAGATGAAAAAGAAGCTAAGCGAATTATGAGAATGGAGGGATAGCATGGGAACTATTAGAGAATGGCAGTTATTTATAATGGGCTTACTTTGGGGATTGATACTATTTAGATTCGCACCGAGTGGGTTAACTGGCAAAGACAAAAGGAGGAGAATAATGAAAGAAATCAAGTTACTTTCAATGGAACTAGAAAATTTCAAAGGTGTTAAAAAGAGATTAGTTGACTTTGATGGTAAAGATACTGATATTTATGGAGAAAATGAAACAGGTAAAACAACTTTTGCAGATGCTTTTTCCTGGTTGTTTTTTGATAAGGATACTATGGACCAGAGCCCGCAGAAGTTTGATATTAAGCCGCTTGATGAAAATAACGAGGTAATTCACGGACTTGTTACATCAGTAAAAGCTACACTGCAAATAGATGGCAGCCAGAAGACTTATGAAAAGAAATATGAAGAAGACTGGGAGCGTAAAAAAGGTAGTGCTAATAAAGTTTTTACCGGCCACACTATAACCAGATATGTTAGTGGTGCTAAGTTTAGCAAGTCTAAATTTGATAAAGATATAAAAGATAATATAGCACCGGAAAATATATTCAGGCTTCTTACTGATCCCCGGTTCTTTAATGAGCAGCTGCACTGGAAGAAAAGAAGAAAAATATTGACTGATTATGTTGGTGGAATTGAGAATAATGAAGTCTTTGAAGCTAATGAAAAGTTAAAAGAACTTGAAGAAGCTCTTGAACAGAGAAAAATTGAGGATCATAAAAGTATGCTAAAGGACCAGAAGGACGATATTAATGAGCAAAGAAAAAAACTACCTATCAGAATTGATGAAGTTAATAAAGGCATCCCGGAGCTTCCAGACAGAGATAAGCAGGATATCCATGATGAAATTAAAGATATTAAACTCAAAAAGAAAGAACTGGAAAAGCAATTATCCGGCCTTGAAAATGGTGGGGAAATCGCTGAGAAGAGAAAGAAATTAGCTGAGTTAGATACCGAGCTGCAGCAGATTAAATTAGAGCACACTAAAGACTATGAGGAAAAGATTACTGAGCTTAAATCTGATGGTGAAGATATTAAAGATGATATTTCAGATTTAGAAAGGAAGATCAGGAATAAAAAGACTGACATTAAAGAAAATCAGTCTAAGATGAAGGAACTTAAAGAGACGGTTAATGAACTTGTGGCTTCATTCAATAAGGTTAAGAAAGAAGAAATTAAAGTAGAGGACAAATGTCCTACCTGTGGTCAGGAACTTCCGGATGATCAGCTGGAAAAAGCCAAAAAGAAAGCTAATCGTGATAAATCTCAAAGGTTAGAAAATATTAATCAGCAGGGCAACAATAAAAAACAACAATATCTTGAGCTTAAAGAGAAAAACTCAAAGTTAAAGGATGAAATCGAAGAATTAAAAGGTGAGCTCCAGGGTCTCAAAAAAGTTAAGGATGATTTATTTGAAGAGCTTTATGAGCTCAAAGAAAAATCTAAGGCTTACAAAGATAATTTCCAGTATCAGAAAAAACTTAAAGAGAAAGAGAATGTTCAGGAAACTATTAACCAGATTAAAGGAAATTCTGATTCAGCTGCAGCGGATATTAAAGAAAAAATTAATACAGTAGAAAATAAGATATCATCTCTTGATTCAGAGCTAAAGAAATTTGATGATCACGAGAAGGCTCAGAAAAGAATTGATGAGCTAAAAGCAGAGGAAAAGAAGTTATCTAAAAAATACGAGGAACTGGAAAGAGAATATTATCTTTGTGGCAGATTCGAAAAGACTAAAGCTGAATTATTAGAAGAAAGAGTTAATGATAAATTTAAACTGGCAAAGTTCAAACTCTTTGAGAAGAATATAAACGGCTCTATAGAGCCCACATGTAGAACTGTATATGATGGAGTCCCTTATAACACAAACTTAAATAACGGGCACAAAACAATCGTTGGAGTGGATATTATAAACACACTATCTGATCACTATCAATTTAGAGCTCCGATTTTTGTTGATAACTATGAGTCAATCACCAGTGAGATAGATTCAGATAGCCAGTTAATTAAGTTAATTGCTAAGAAGTATATTAAGGACCCTGTAATAGTTAAAGAGGAAGAAAGCTATTTTGATAAGCTCTGTGAGGTTTTTGGAGAGGATAAAGCTAAAGAAATACTGGGTATTAAGGAGGCGAGTTAATTGGAAGGCTTTAAATTTGACACTGAAATTTTAAAAAGAGGTTTGCCGGTTAGATGGATCACCAGTGGTCTTTCTGGAAATAGATTTGGTTTAATTGTAAGAGTTGATGAAAAAACAATAGATATTCTGGCAGTGGATGCCAATCATGAGCTTGAATTTTTGACTAAGAAATATCACATTTCACAGATAAGCGAGTTAGAAGTTTTAGGTAGTTGGGAAGAATGAATGAACGGAAAATTAAACGGCTTGAGAGGAATAAAAAATATTGTGATGATTTCTCTCAGGCCAATAATTATAGGCCTCTGTATGTTCTGTACTATGAGGAGGTAATTAAGAAATTGAGGGAGGAAGAGGATGGGTAAATATACTGAAGGGCCTTGGTTTTTAGATGATGATAAATTTTATAAATTGAAGATCTTAAGTAAAGATTTTATTGAGGTTACAGAAGTTGATAGTTGGGATATTTCAGATTTAGAAGAGACTAAAGCAAACGCTAGGTTAATAGCGGCTGCACCTGAATTATTAGAGGATGTTCAGAATTTAATAAATGACATTGAAAAAATATTTCATCCGGCAGTCTTGAATGGGATGGGAAAACAGGATGTCAGATATCATTTAGAAAAAGCCAAATTAGATTTAAAAAAAGCTAAGGGGGAAAATAATAATGAGTAAAGACAAAAAGAAAAATGAAGTTGCAGAAAAGGAAAACAATAATTTACAGGTGACACCGGGATTTGATAGCTTAGATAATTTTAATCTGGCTCTCAAAACAGCTAATCTACTTTCTAAATCATCACTTGTGCCTACAGAATATCAAGGGAGCATCCCGAACTGTGTAATTGCTATCAACATGGCCCAGAGGATGCAGGCTGATCCATTAATGGTAATGCAGAACTTATACATTGTTCACGGCAAGCCCGGATGGTCCTCTCAATTCTTAATCAGTACTTTCAATACCAGTGGTAAGTTTTCAGCTATTAGATATAACTGGGTAGGAGAAAGAGGAAAAGATGGCTGGGGATGCCAGGCATATGCTATAGAAAAAGAAACAGGAGAAGAGCTTCATGGAGCTACCGTTACTATCCAGCTCGCCAAAGATGAAGGTTGGTACCAAAAGAACGGAAGTAAGTGGAAGACAATGCCTGAGCAAATGTTAATGTATAGAGCTGCAGCATGGTTTATTAGAACTTATGCTCCAGAAATTGCAATGGGTATGTACACTGAGGATGAAATTATAGATGTCACTCCTGATCAGAATGAAAAAGCTCAGGATATTAATGTTGCTGAAGAAATTAAAAAGAAAGCTAATAGCGAAGAATTTGACATCAGTGAAGAAGAGTTAAAGCAGGAAACTAAACCAGAGCCTGAACCTGCAGAAGAAAAAGAAGATAAGGAACAGCCGGAACAGCCTAAATCAGAGAAAAAGGAAAGCAGTGAGCAAACTTCAATGTCAGACAGTCCAGGATTTGCTTTAGATGATTAAAATAGAATCCTTTGCCTCTGGATCATCAGGCAATTTATATAGAATTGATGATGGAGTTACCAGCCTCTTAATTGAGGTTGGGCTCCCTATTCAAAAAATTAAGGAAAAATTAGAATTTAGGCTATCTGAAATAACCGGCTGCCTTATCAGCCACGAACATGGTGATCATGCAAAATCGGTAGAGGATGTTATAAGTTCTGGAATAGATTGTTATATGAGTTTAGGTACTGCTGAAGCTTTAGAAGTAGAAAATCATCACCGTATTCATCAAATAAAAGCTAATGAACTGGTTGTTATAGGTTCAATGGTAGTTAAACCCTTTGATGTACAGCATGATGCAAATGAGCCATTAGGCTTTCTCATAGTGTCTAGGAAAACAGGCGAAAAGTTAGTTTATATTACAGATTCATTTTATTCTCAATTCACTTTTAATCAACCAGATTATCTGATGGTGGAATGCAATTATTCAGAAGATATTTTACAAAGAAATGTTGAATCAGGGAGAGTGCATCCAGCACTTGCAGCAAGATTACAAAAAAGTCATTTTAGCTTGAAAAATGTTAAAGATTTTCTTAAGGCTAATGATTTATCAAAAGTAAATGAAATTTGGTTGCTTCATCTCAGTAATAGAAACTCAAATGCTGAGCAGTTTAAGAAAGAGATTCAGGAATTAACGGGGAAGATGGTTAAAGTTGCCGGGAGTGGGTGAATTAAATGGCTACTAAGGGATGGATATCAGTTCATAGAAAAATACAAGAACACTGGGTTTGGGATAATGATGAACCATTTGATAAACGCTCGGCCTGGATAGATATTTTATTAATGGTCAATCATAAAGATAAAAAGTTTTTGTTAGGAAATGAACTGGTTGAAGTTAAGGCTGGAGAAAGAATTACATCTGAAAGGAAACTCGCTAAAAAGTGGAATTGGTCAAGAACTAAGGTAAGAAGTTTCCTAGAATTGCTAGAAAAAGATGGGATGATAAAAACCATTAAGGTGCCACAAAAAAGAACCAGGTTGAAGGTGCTAAATTACAGCGATTATCAAGGTTACGAAAACCAGAGAAAAACCAGTAAAAAACCAGTAAAGAACCAATCAGAAACCAGTAAAGAACCACAAAAAAACCTAAACAATAATGATAATAATGATAATAATGATAATAATGATAATAAACCGTCGGAAAAATCAGACACAGAGTCTGACGAATTTTCTCTAAACAAAAAAGATAATGGCCGTTATGATTACCCAAAAGATTATGAGAGATTATATTCTCTTTATCCTTATAGCCGAGGTAATAAAAAAGCTGGCTGGAGAAAGTGGGCGGCTACCAGGCGAAAAGGTGTTGAACAAGATGATCTGATTGAAGCGGCTAAAAATTATGCAGCAAATTGCAAAAAAGATGGCACCGAAGAAAAATGGGTTATGCATATTAAGACATTTTTGGGTAGAGATGAACACTGGAAAGAATATTTAGGAGGTCAAGACTATGGAGGGGAACATAAAGAATCTGGTGGAGAAGAAGAAAAAGGAAGTAAATCAAAAGAAGAATTCGCAGCAATGTTCAACTGATAAGTCTAATTTAATAAGCAAAGAAAGACAGACTGAGTTAATTTGTGAGTCAATGCTTAAGAAATTTAAAATTCCTAAACGTTTTAGAAATAAAGGTTTCGATAATTATGACACTGATCAGGGAGATGAAGAAGCTTTTAAGGCAGTTAAAAAATATGCAGATAATTTTGAAGAGCATTTCAAAAAAGGTCATTGGTTAATTCTAACTGGAGGTTACGGTTTAGGTAAAACTCATTTGGCAATAGCAACAGCCAAAGACTGCTTAAATTATTTCGCTGCCAAAGAAGCTGAAAGGTCCAGGAGTACAATTTACAGCGGAATGGGCAAGGTAATGTTCATTTCTAGCTCAGAAATGATACAGGCAATCCGAGATAGTTATGATTCTAAAGTAAAAAATGAGCAAGAGTTAATGAATAAATATAAAAATACTCCATTTTTGATAATAGATGATCTTGGCACTGAAAAATCTTCTGAATGGCAGCGAGAGAAAATGTATATAGTTTTAAACCACAGATATAATGAGCTGCTCCCAACTATAATTACAACTAATTTAGATGCAGGCGATTTATTTAGTCATGTTTCTGAAAGAGTTGTTGAGAGAATGATTGAAGCAGCTGGCAAAGGAAAATACTTATTAAATTTCGAGGGAGAAAGTTATAGGAGGTTAAAAAATGGATAAAATGAAAGAATTATTTGAGAAGATGGTTAACATAACTTATCAGGCGAGAGCCCAGGGTGAAATTGGAATGGTCACTGGAGAGAGAATCGACAAAGTTGTAGATGAATATGAAGAATACTGCGAAAGTGAAGAAAAAATTTATACTAATGTTTAAGGAGTGAAATTATGTCTAAGTTGGTTAGTGATAGTCACTGTAATAATTGTGTCTGGTATCCATTTAAAGGTCAGAATAAAAGAGATGAGAACACAGTTAAGGCTGGAGCTTGTCCATTTGTTCGATGTGTAAAGAGGTATGGCTTTACAGCTGATCATAAAAGGAGGGGTAAAGATTGAAACTGAAAAGAGGGGAGACAATTAAAATTCATGATTTAAGAGGAAAAGTTCTAAAAGTTAAAGGCAAAAAAGTTTTAGTGAAAATGCTGGAAGGTAAACAAAAATTTAAGAAAATTATTATTTGAGGGGGAAAAGTAAATGAATATCGCTGAAAAATTAATTGTCAATGGTAATGTTAAACCACGAATTAAGGATGATCTTGCTTATCTGCTAACTAGTTTTAAGGAAAATAACCCAGAGAAGAGAATTAACCATGCAAAAACTGTAGTGGAAACAGCTTTGGTAGAAGATTATGGGTTTGATTTATCTGAATTAGATATTGAACTGAGCGAGAGTATTAATTTCATCAGGCTAGAGGTTAACAAAAAGAGTGATAAAATTGCTTAGCAATATATTGTTTATCATTCTCGGAATCTTAATCGGCGGCGGAGTTGTTTTCTTTCTTGCTGCACTTCATGCTAAATCACTGGCTGCTATTATTGCTAAACTTAAGTTTGCTTATATCAATAAGGATCTAGATAATGATCACACTTTTGAAGGCCTGGCAATAAAAGATGCAGATAGAATAATTAGAGATTATGGTGGCATGGAAAAGTTATTAAAGTACAGTGGAGCAGATTTGTATAAGAAAGGTTGATTAAAATGCAGGAAGGAGATTCAGTTAAAAGAGAATTTCACTTTGGAACTGGGGATAAAACCATTGAAGGGGTGATAGTTCAGGCTGATTATCACGAATCTAATCAAGAAACTTGGCTAAGAATTGCTGTAGATGGAGATTTAAATCATATTAATTTATCACCGGCCAGTAAGTGCGAAAAAATTGAGAAAGAGATTAAGCTGCATGAAGATGGAAAAATGAGTCTGTTTTAGGGAGGTCAAAATGAAAGAAGTTAAAGTTACATTAGGCAATCTTTATTTAAAAGAAGAGGTCGAGAAAGGTAATTTAGAAAAATTTGATTATGATTATGTTAAAGTTAGAAGAACTGAAATTATATATATTAAAGAATATAAAACTATTGATGGTTACACCAATGGAATAGAAAGCAAATTACCAAAAGAATTATTAACGGAAGAAGTAGCTAAATCATGCGTTAAAAGTTATTTAGAAAATAAACTTAAGGAGCTAGAATAATGGATCTAAAAGAAAAGCTAATGAATGACCATCCGCAGCTAAGCGAATCCCGAATAGATCAGATCATTGAGGAGTCAGAGAGGAAGGTTGATAATGCCGAAAGAAAAGAAAAATAAATCTAACATTCCCAGAATGATAACCGCTGAAGAATTAGTAGCAAGATATATCAGACAAATAGTCAGGGAAGAGGTTGAGAAATATTTTGAAAGGCAGGTGCCAGACTTTGAGTGAGTTAGTCGCATTTTTTATTGGTGGATTTGCAGGAATGATGATATTAGGTGTTTTTGCAGTAGACAGTTATCAGAAAGGTTATGAGGATGGCATGAAAGATGGATTAGATAAGGATAGATTTTAAAAAGGAGGATACATGGGGGACTTAATAATTGGTTTTCTTATTGGGATTGCTTTAACTTATATTATTCTTGATCAGCAAATTAGCGAGCAAAGAAAATTGATAGAAAAATTAATTAAAGATTCAGTTCGGGAAAAGCAAAAAACAAAGCATTATCGCACTTCTTTGAGATTAGAGAGACAAATATATTCTGAAAGTTTAGCTAAACAAATTAAGGAGGTTAGTGATGGATAACATTTTTGGTTGGATTTTAGTATTAGGGGCATTTATTTTGATGGCTATGACAAGGTAATTAAGGGGGATAAAATGAATATTAAAGAATGCAAAGCTGGAATGACAGTCAGAGCTAAGAAAAATATATCGGCGAGTGTTAGTAAAGGGGATGAAGTAAAGATAATTTATGCTCAGGAATATCCACCTTTTATTGACATAGATAATGGTGAAGTGATTGTTCCGGAGCGTTCACCTGAGCACTTTGAAAAAATTGATGATGAAATTAGCATGGTAAATGAATTGGTTGATGATTTTATTGAAAGCAATCCTGATTTTAAGGAGATAACAGAAGAAATACAAATGGTTGCAAAGAAAAAAGAAAAAGAATTACTGGAGGATGATTATAGCAAAGAAGAAGTTAGGAAAAAAGTTGTTGAAGAAATTGCAAGACTGACGATGCTAAATTTCGGCAAGATAATTAAATCTTTAGGAGGCAAATAATGATTTTACCAGATAACATGATCAGACCGTTAAGAGATAATATAGAACCATTTGTGGAGGAAAATTTACAGCCGGCATCACTGGATATAACTTTAGGAGATAAGTTTTTAGTTGAGAAATTTAAAGGCAGAGTAATGGACCCGACTGTCGATAAGATGGAATACAGACCCGTAGCTGTTGAGGAAAAGCTGCTTAAGCCGGGTGAATTTGTTTTAGGTGCTACTCAGGAGTTTATCCATGTGCCCGATAATTTGACCGCAATGCTTGCCGGCAAATCTACTTTTGCCAGGTGGGGAATAAGGGTACATATAACGGCCGGGTGGATTGATCCGGGCTACAGAGGTAAGGTTACTCTTGAGATAGTTAATGATTCGAGCAACATTATCCAGCTGCATCCCGGCATGTTGATTGGTCAGTTAGTATTTTTAGAGATGAAAAGGAAACCTGATCAGGTTTATAGAGGTAAATACCAAGACTCTATGGATGTGGTTGGGGCCCGGGAAGAGAAGAAGAAATTTAAAAAGACAATTATTACAATGCATGATAATCAAAGTGCAGCAAATGATGGGGGATTTGACAGAGACGTAGGAAGCGACTGCGATTCTGGATTATGTCCGGTAAGATAGGAGGAAATAATGGCTAAAGAAACGATGGGTGTCACTTATCAGGAAAAAGGTAGGAAAGTTAAAGAGACAATAGATATCAGCAATATGAGTGCTGATGAAATGTTTGAGGAAATTAAGCGGATAACCGGGAAGGGTGATAATTGATGAATAAATTAAATTTTGAAATAAAATGTAAAAATTGTGGAAATAAAGCTGAAATAGTCGGAAAAACCGGCGAAATTGGTTCAGAAGCAACCGCAAAAATTCAAGGAGATTTTGAAATAACAAGCCCGACAACTGTAAATGAAGTTTCGTTAATCTGCAAAAAATGCAAGGCTTTTACTGTTATTGTTAATCATAATTAAATAATTGGAGTGATGTGATTATGGCTATTTATACCAGTGTCGAAGAAGGCATTTCTGATTTAGTCCCTTTATCAAACAAAATGGTAAGAAGTCCGCAGTATTTCAAAAAAGAAGAAATGAGGGTTTTAAAAAAATGGGTTGACTCAATAGTTAAAGAAAAGGGGGAAAGGACTACTTTTGTATATAACAGAAAGTATATAGAAATTATGATAGAAACATCTGGTCCTAATTTTACTGGCTCCTTAGTTGGCAATTGGCATATAGGAACTGGTGCAGGTGATTATGGCACCGAGCTTATCAACCGCAGATCTGGCTGGCTTCAAGGTTTTCGAAATAGAAACAACAGACCCAAAGGTTTAATCATTGACTCGAGAGGAGGTATTTTGGTGACATCATGAATATAAAAGAAATGGAAAAGCACATAAAAAATGAAGTTAATATTCAGGTTAGAAGACAGGAGGCAATACAGGGCAAGTTTGAACCATGGTATAAGAATAATAAATTATCAATGCAGTCTAAAGGTATTATGAATCATCTATGGGATCAGCTAGAATGGACTGATAAAACTAATATCAAGTTTATAGCTCACCATTTTAGTAATTCGGAGCATGAAGTTAAATGTGCAATAAATGAGTTAATAAGACATGGTTATATTTTTGCTTATCAAACTGAACAAAAAAGAGTTAGGCTTGATTTGTTTAGATCTAAATTCAGAGCTAAAAATAAAAAATATGTTGAGGATTTATTATAGGAGATGATAAAAAATGATATTAAATAAGATGGAACCTAGTTTAAAAATTGAGGGAGTTTGTGATTGTGGCACCAAATTATTTTTATGCACAGCACTTTCTGATTTCAAAAAGAATAATGATAAATGTATTATCAAATGTTCTGATTGTAATAAAGAATTTGATATTACTAATATACCAATTATCAAAGTTAATAATTCAAAAAGTGGCATAGAAGTTGAGGGGATGACCAGAAAGGGGTAAGTTATGGATGGGAAAAATATAAACCTATATTTTAAAGGAATTAAGCTTAAACCGTTTACCGAAGAAGATATTAGTCTCGGCCAAAAAGAAGAAGATTATTTATTTCATTGCCCTAATTGCAATACTAAAGTTAATTTCACACTGGTTGGAGAAGATACTCAAGGTGAGATTGAAGAGCTAACCTGTAAAATTTGCAATAAATCTTATGAGAGTAAAGAACTCGAAAGGAATTTGAAACTGCTTTATTCAGGTTTAAGTAAAGATAGAAACCCCAGTTGTTGGGAATGGGAGGATGATGAAAAGTGAGCAAACCAAAACCAAAGGAAGTCAAAGAAATTGTAGATGAAATTTTTAGAAATGAAGATGGTGTTAATGAGCCGGATTCAATCAAAGGTCCCTGGCTTTTGGATGAGTATAAAAGATCAATGTATTATATTTTTGATGTCAGAAACAATGAGGACAAGCTAGTCGCTAGATTTGTAGCTGATGAGGAAACAAAAGATGATTTAAGGGCAATACCTAAGTTAATTTCAAGAGCTCCTGCAATGAGGAATCTTTTAGAAGGGGTGCTTCAGGATATTCAAATGGCTAATGCAGTTCAGGCTGATACTTTTGAAACTATAGAGGCTTTGCTTAAGGAAGTGGAGGTATGATTAATGAAAATAATTATTAAAAAAATAACAGCGGTCACTTATGATCAACAATCTTATCAGAATCCTATTGACATAATGGTAGATCATCACGAAGTTGATTATTTGGTTATAGTTAATGGCAAAACTCAATTGAAAGGTAAAATTAATACCAATATGAAGAATAAGACTTTTGATGATTTAAAAATTGAGATAAAAAATAATTTAGAAAAGGATATTTTGGGCTATGAATAAATATTATACAACTGGTTTTTGGTGCGGCAAATATAATTGTTGGTGTGAAGATGCGCCGGAATTAATGGATAATCAGAATAATTGCAATGGCAACTGTAGTGAATGTGTATTTTGCGAGGAGGTGGAGGTATAAGATGGGAGAACATACACCAGGACCATGGAAATTACAAGAATGCTATGACGGTAAATATGAAATGACTCATCCAGGGGAACCTTGTGAGTGTGATTCTTACAATGGATTCACATGTAAAAAACATGAGTGGGAAAGAAAATTGAGAAAAGCAATTAATAAAGCTAAAGGAGGTGATGAATGATGGGGAAATTTAAAAATAGAATTCATAATCACCCTATGATGGAAAAGAAATTAGGATTAGATGATGATCATGTAATTATTGATAGAGAACTTTTTGAAGAATTAAAATATAAGCAGCACGGAAATTGTCGCTTTATAAATGTAAGGGAGAGTGAATAATTTTGTTAAATAGAATAGTACTTATAAAGGAGGGTTGTTATGGCAAGAAAATTAATGTTAAAAAATAAACCTGGGTTTGATGATTATTTAAGAGAAGCATATTTAGATAAAGAAATGACTATGGCTGAAATTGCAGAAGAAGTCGAATGTACTCCAGCTACAATATTAAATCATTTAAGAAGATTAAATATAGAAACTAGAAAAACTGGCGACATTTTGAAAAATAGGCCCAGGAGAGAAGAAGTAAAAGAAAAAATTAGAAAAGGAAATTTGGGTAAAGTGATCTCTTTAGAAACAAGAAAGAAAATGTCTAAAGCTGCTAAAGGGAGAAAATCTCCCAATTGGAATGGCGGCAAAAGGCATAGAAGTGATGGATATATACAAATTTATAAACCAGAACACCCAAATTCGTGTAAAGAGGGTTATATAATGGAACACAGGTTAGTTATGGAAAAGAAATTAGATAGGCATTTAACGGAAGAAGAAGTAGTACATCATAAAAATGGAATTAGAAATGACAATAGGCCAAGCAACTTAGAATTATTTAAAAATGTAGGAGAGCATACAGCTTTCCACGCTAAACAAAGGAGAATGTCGAATGAATAAAATATGCTTAATTGGACGGCTCACACGCGATCCAGAACTTAGATATACCAGTAATGGAACCCCGGTCTGTAATTTTACCCTGGCCGTAGAGAGAAATTATACTAACCGTGATGGAGATAGAGATGTTGATTTTATCAATATCGTGACCTGGAGGGGGCTGGCAGAAAATTGTGCTAGGCACCTGGGAAAAGGGAGACTCGTTGGAGTAGATGGGTCCTTGCAAATTAAGAAGTCAGAGAACAATAATAGGACCTACATCAATCCAGAAGTCAACGCGGATAATGTGAGATTCCTGGACTTTGCTAGAGATAATAACGAGGGGAGTGCAGCCAATGCCTAAATTTTTAAGCAGACAGGATCAGAAAATTGCAGAGATACTGACTCATTTTAAAGCTTTTTATGAAAGCAAAATTGACGATTATGAAGAAAATGAAAAAATTGAGAAGTCAACTAAGTTTATGAGGACCATCAAAATGGCAAGGACTTACACTGGCAAAGTAGTCGACATGCTGCAGGAAGGAATTACTAAGGACCAGCAAAATAATATTGATGAAATGGTCAGTCAGACTAAATTATCGCTTGATTATACTGATCAGGCCAGAAAGAAAAAGAAGAAAATGAGAAAGACTGATGATATAACTGCAATAGAAACAGATGATCTCTACGATATTATCAATTTTACTCTTTATAGCAACTGCAGAGGGTGCGATTTAAAGCCAAAAGATAAGCACAACTGCGATTTAAAAGAGTTGTTGATGAAATATGATATACCAGTAGTGCAGTCGGGAGAAATGGAAGAGAGGTGTCCTTTTGAGCAATGACTAGAGTGTTTATAAATTCAGAAGAAGATGCCAAAAAGATGGGGATACCCAAGGGAGAATGGGAACTAATCAAAATGGAAAGAAAGGAGCAAAATAAATCAACCAGGAAGAATAAATATAATAATAAAAAGCCACTTGTAGATGGAATAAAGTTTGATAGTAAGAAAGAGGCTAGGTTTTATGAAAATCTAAAACTTCTAAAAGCAGCCGGAGAAGTGGAAGAGTTTGAGCTGCAGCCTAAATTTGTCCTCCTGGAGAAAGATAAGGACCGGGTAACAGGCCGGGGAATTAAATATATAGCTGATTTTAAGATAACTTATTCAGACGGAACAATTGAGGTAGTGGATGTTAAAGGCCATAAAACTCAGGTTTATAAGCTAAAAAAGAAGCTGCTGCTTGCTAAGTACCCAGACATTAATTTTAGGGAGGCTTAAAATGTCTCAAATGTCATTATTCAAAAACAAAGAATTTAACATTAATCAAATTAAAGCTGAATCTATTTTCGAAAGAGAAAAATTTGCTGATTATAAAATTAATATTTTAGATGCAGTTAATGAGCCTGAAATTAAGAATTGGATTGAAAAACATAGTGATCATAAAGAATTGAAAAACAGAATAATTAACAATCCTAATAAAGCTCATATCAGAATTAAGCATGATAGAGAGGGTGAAATTAAAGAAGTTTATTTGAAAGACTACGGCGGCGGTTATTTGTGCTGCATGAATTATAAAAATAAAAGTAGTTGGCCACGATTACTTGAAATGATTAAGGGAGCTGATCAGGATGACAATGGGAGAGCAGATAGAGAAAAAACAGCCTCAAATATATAATTTTCTGATTGATTGCTTTGATTTGAGTCTGAGAAAGACAGAGAGAGTAGAGCCGGTTGAATTTGCAGAGGATGACCCAGTGTTTGCAAGCTATAAATACATGATGGAAGCTAAAAGTGGGGTGAAGATGTAGTGGAGAACTATTGTTCAAGAGTGATTTTTGATTTTGTTAATTACCGGGAATATAAAAGCAGGTGTGAATACATTCAATTTGAAGCTGAAATAGATGGTAATTTTTTAGAAGATTTAGCCGGGAAGGGGCAGGGGATAGATTATTCAAGACCTAGAGTGCAATCTTCAAATCATTATGATCCGACAGCTCAGCCAGTTATGGAGTCTGTTGAAAAAGAGCAAGAGCTCAAAGAAGAGTACAAAAGAAAAATTAAACTTGTAAAAAGAGTGGAAAAAGCTTATAAGGGTTTAGATCCAATAGAGCAGCTGCTTATGGATATTAAGTATAAAACAGGCCGTATTGTTGAAGACAGCGAAGTTTATACTCACCCTAATTTCCCTTACGGTAGAACAAAATATTATGAGATTAAGGATGAAGCAATGGAAAAGGCAGCAAGAATTGTTGGATTTATAAAGAAAAAGAGAGAAAAAGTTGCAAATAATTAAAAAAGAACAGCTTGCGAACTGTTTGTGAACTAATGGCGAACACGAAGGCACAAAAAGTGTGCTATTATGAACATAATAAGCAATTATGTGAATTTAGGTAAACATTCACTATAATTTTCCTTTCTATTGAGGCCCCGGAATATATTTCTGGGGCTTTTATAATTCATTAATCGACATATACTGATTTAATATACTGGATTAGAAATAGGGGTAGCCATAGCCCCTAAAATCCTCCTTATTTTTCCTCGGCTATGATAATTGATATCTAGTCGAGGTTTTTGTTACCTCCATTATTAACCTAGAGGGTGGCTAATTACTGCCCTCTAAAACAAAGGAGTTGTTAAATGTGTTTGAGCCACCAGATCGTATAGAACAATATCTTAGAATTAATTTTCCTGAACATGTGAACGGATACAAGCAAGGTTGGTTGAAAGTGGAAAGAGTTGATCTAGAAAAAGATGGTCAAAATTTCTTTGTCAGTGAATGCTTTCACCTTTACACTCGAGAAGATAAATACAGCGAATGGGAATTATTTGGCACTGTAATTTAATGAGAGGGGAGAGGGGGACTATAGGGGGAGTGGGGAGAGCAGGTTAGTTATATATTTATTTAAAAGTAATATAGGAGATGTAAAACATGCTAAAAGTAAATTTTGGTGATGTTGAATGCAAAAGATGTGAAGATGAATATTTTAGTGATATGGCTACTGAAGAAATGAATGAACATAATTTGTGTTTTAACTGTATTGCTGAACATAGAAGAAAATTTAATCATTTGAGTTTGAAAGAGTTTTCTAAGACTAAAAGAAAAGAGAGTCATTATAAACTTTAAGAGAATGGGGTGAGGTTATGCCTAGACAAACTATTTATAAAAGAGATGGCTGGAATGAAAAGCTTGAACTAATTGAAGGTTGGGCTAGGGATGGCCTTACTGATGAACAAATAGCAGATAATATGGGGATTCATGTTTCAACTCTTTACGAGTACAAAAAGAAATATCCCGAGTTATCCGAGGCCTTAAAAAAGGGAAAAGAGATCATTGATCGTCAGGTTGAAAATGCTTTGCTTAAAAGAGCCCTGGGCTATGAATACCAGGAAGTGAAAAAAGAGCTTAAGCATAATAAAGAAACCGGCCGAAAAGAAATGATGATCACTGAGATTAAAACTAAAGAAGTGCAGCCAGATACTACTGCTCAAATATTCTGGCTCAAAAACAGAAAACCTGATGATTGGAGAGATAAGCAGCAGATTGATGTTACTTCCAAAGAGGAGCATATCTCTGGAATGAGCAAAGACGAAAGAGAAGAAAGGCGGAAGCAGCTGCTTAAAAAGTTAGGTGAAAGATGATGCTTCTCAATTCAGAAGAATATTATGAGTTGATTGAGCTCGATGATGACTTTAGAGAACTTAAACTCTTAGAAGCTTACGATGACTTCTGGGAGTTTTGTCTATATATGGACTATGAATTCTTTGATAAAAGGGAATCAGTCCTTAAACCAGTCGCTGAAGCATTTCAAGAAGTGGAAGATGGTAAATTGGACCTTCTTTATGTTGGAATGCCACCTCGTACTGGTAAAAGTTATATTACAAGTCTCTGGTGCACCTGGGTATTAGGAAGAAATCCAACTGAAAGCATTATGAGGAATACTGTTACCAATACTCTTTATAATAAGTTTTCGAATGATATTAGAGATATTATGAGGGGAGATACTCATAAAAGACGGTATAGGGATATTTTCCCGGGGATACACTTTGCTACCGAAAAGCTAGAAGGTTGGAAACTAACTACCTCAGAGCAAGGAGTCAGCTATTTTGGAGCCGGTGTTGGTGGTACTGTTATTGGTTTAGGATGCACTAAAGCTGCAATTCTTGATGATAGTATCAAAAACGCTGAAGAAGCTATGAGTGAAAACTCACTTGAAAAGAAGTGGAATTGGTACGGATCTACTCATAAATCAAGATTAGAAAAGGGGTGCCCTGAAATTCATATTGCAACCAGGTGGAGCAATCACGATATACCTGGCCGATTGATTGAAGAGGGAGAATTTAAAGGAAAGAATGCGAAAAAGATAGTGATCCCCGCTTTGGTCGATGGTGAATCCTATTGCGAAGAGATTCATTCTACTGAAAAGTTGTTAAAAGAAAAGAAATTGCTTGATGAGTTAATCTGGGAAGCTGAATGGCAGCAGAGTCCGGTTGAAGCTAAAGGACTTGTTTTCCCTGATGAATCACTTAACCGCTTCTCAATGGATGAATTAAACAAAAAGCCAGAAGGAATATTAATGGCTGCAGATATAGCAGATGAAGGTACTGACAGTTTATGCTGCCCTATTGGCTATATTTTTGGTGACAAAGTATTTATTACTGATGTTTTATTTACTAAAGATCCGATAGAAGTCACTCAACCATTGACTGCAGCATTTATTGATAAATACAGGCCAGATAGAGCTAAATTCGAGAGTAATAACGGAGGTAAAGGTTTTGCAATGACAGTAAAAGACCTTAAAAAGTCTAAAACTACTATCAATTGGGAGCCTACTGTTAGCAATAAGCATACTCGAATTTTAATGAAGTCTGGTTATGTAAAAGAATATTTCTATTTTAGAGATGATTATGAAGCAGGCAGTGATTATGACAAGTTCATGAGAGAACTCAAAAAATATAACAAATCAGGTAAAGTTAAGCACGATGATGCACCTGATGGAATTACAATGCTTGCTGAAATGCTTGATCAGCAAGGAGGTATTTATTCAGCATATGCAAGTTAATGGAGGTGATACACTTTGGCAGAAAAAGGAGTTTATAACGTATTAAGACAGGATTTCATGCACTCTCAAAACCCTAATAGTTCTAAAGGTAAATTACTGGGGCCAAATGGTGATCCGCTTACTCAACAGAGACCGAATGAAGGACCACCACTCTCTGATCAGGATATAACTTCTCTTTATAAAAGCAATCGTATCTTTCAGAACATTGTCGATATACCGGCTGAGGATATGACAAGGGAATGGATATCAATAGAAGCTGACAAAAAGGTTAAGGAAGCTATTGAAAATAAACTGACTGAATTAAATGCTCAGCCTAAAATGCAGGATATGTGTAAATATGAAAGGCTGAGAGGTGATGGTTTCTGCAGTATTGGAGCCAGACAGGCCGGCGAATTGGAGCTTGAAGAGGAGCTAAACCCTAAGCAGCTGATTGATATTGATTATATTCACGCTTTTTCAGGAAATAAAATACATGACACTGATATTAATGAGGATATGTTCTCTCCGGAGTACGGAGATATTGAAAAGTTTAAGATATCTGGTGTTGGTGGCCAGGGAGAAAGAAAAATCCATAAATCAAGGCTATTGCATCTGCAGGTTAGAACTGTAGAGGATGAGGCAATGGGAATTCCGCTTATACAGTCAATATTTGACCCGTTAACTATTTTTGATAATGCAGCATGGTCAGTTGGCCAGTTGCTTTATTCTTTGGTCTTTAAGGTCCTTAAATCAGATGGAGTCGATATAACAGACACTGAAACTCGTCAAAAAGTACAGAGTCAGCTTGAATTTGAGTTTAATACTTTATCACTTGCATTGATCGGTAAAGAGGATGAGTTAGATTTTAAAAGTCCTACCGGTTCATTATCAAGTTTAAAAGATATGCTCGAATTTGTCTGGGACTATTTAGCCGGTGCTGCAAGAATGCCTAAGAGTCATATCATGGGCCAGCAGCAGGGAACAATTACCGGAGGGCAGTTTGACAGCTTAAATTATTATGCAAGAATTGCCGGGCTCCAGGAGAACTATTTAAGACCGTTAATAGAGCAGCTGATTGATCTACTGTTCTGGGCTAAAGACAGCGGAGTTGGTAATGGACGAACTGATCCAGACGGTAAATACTCAATATCCTTCAATCCATTATGGAAGTTGGATAAAGAAACTGATGCTAATATTAGAAAGACAGTCGCTGAGACTGATGCAATATACATCAAAAATCAAGTTTATACAGCTGATGAGATAAGAGAAGAGCGGACCAGTAAAAGCAGTCTGATGGAAAAGTTAGACATGTCAGAGGAAGAAACAATAGAGATGGCCCGCAGAGTGAAGGAGGCACATGAAAATGCCACTTCCTAGAATACTCTTTCCAGCTAATCATACAGTTGATTATTATGAAGACCTGCAGGATATAATCGAAAAAATGAATAATGATGTCATGGATTTTGTTGATAGGAAAGTCGCTCCATATTTACGGAGAAATGACTCTTATAAAAAAGACAGCGAAATGGATGTCATAATACAAGGCCTTGAGGAGCTGAAAGAATCAGCTATTACTCGGGCCTTTTCTGATGCAACAGCAAAAAAGTTAGCTGACAAATTCTCTAAAAGAGTTAAAAATCACACCAATAACGAGGTTAAAGAACAGATCAGATCAGTTATTGGAATGGATCCTCTCAAAAGAAACCAGCAATTAGAGGATGCAGTAAAGGCTGCAGTATCTGAAAATGTTAGTTTAATTAAATCAATTCCGGAAGAATACCATAAACAGTTGGATACTATTGTGCTGCAGGGGGTGAGATCCGGAGAGAGTATAGACGATATCAAAGCTAATATTCAGAATGTCTATAAAAAAACAGATAGCAGAGCTAAATTTATTGCAAGAGACCAGGCAGGTAGTATGCTGGGTGACTTTACAAAAATAAGGCACCAGGAGCTCGGACTTAAAGAGTTCATCTGGAGGGATTCAGATGATATTAGGGTCCGGGATGAACATGAAGCATTAAACGGGCATAAATTTACCTGGGAAGAAGGGGCCAATGGTCTTTTCCCTGGTAAAGATTATAACTGTCGCTGTACTGCTGAAATTGTTGAAAAAGAATTGGAGCAAATGTTTGGAAGAGCAGCATAGAAAGGGGGTGATTACAGATGCCAAAGAGGTTTGATGTGATAGGAATTAACAATCTTAATAAAAATTCATCTGGCTTTCTTACTTATGACCTTGTGGCTGCACAAACTGGAGTTTTTCCTTATTTGGACCCAGAGACGGGAGATATAGTCTATGAACTAAAGCATCCCGATGATCTGTTAACTGAAGAGGTTTTAGGTCAACTAAAAAACTTACCAGTTACTGACGATCACCCCTGGGAGCTTGTCAATCCGGACAACTCGAAAGAGCTGGTTAAAGGAATGACATCAGATACAGCTCGAATAGTTGGAGAAAAGTTAACCGGCAGAGCAACAGTATTTGATTCAGGTTTAATCGGTAAAGTTCTCAATGGCAACAAAAAGGAATGCAGCTTAGGTTTTGAGTGTGAAATTGTTGAAGAGTCAGGAACGTATCAGGGCCAGAAATACGATCGCAGACAGACCAATTTTAATCTAAATCATTTGGCAATGGTTGAAAAAGGGCGTTGCGGACCTGATTGCAGTGCCAGATTAGACTCAAAAGATTATGCCTATCAGGTCAGAAAAGACAGCGATATTTTGAATGATAAGTCAAAGAAGAAGCAAAACAAAAGGAGTGATCAGAAATTGAAAACTATTAAATTAGACGGTAAAGAGTTTGAAGTAGCTGAAGAAGTTGCAAGCAGAATTGATACTTTAAAATCTGAAAATGAAGAACTGACTAAAAATGTTGGCCAGTTAGAAGGTAAGTTAGATGGTAAAGATGATCAGGTTTCTAACCTGCAAAAGAAAGTTGATGAATTGGAGGGCAATCAGTTATCTGATAAGAAAATTGATGAAGCCGTCAGTGAAAGACTTGAACTTCTGAAGAAAGCTGACAAGTTTTTGGATGAAGATTATGAGGTTGAAGGCAAATCTGATAAAGAAATCAAAATCGACTGCATCAAAGCTGTTAATGAAAAGTTTGACGGCGAAGATAGACCAGACGAATACATTGAAGCTCGTTTTGATGTATTAAGTGAAATGCTGGATGAAGGTCAGGGCAGCTATGGAGATAAAAATCTTAAGTTTAAGAAAAAAGACTCCAGCTCCCGCAGTGACGCTATTGAGAAAAAGCGTCAAAAAAGATTAAACATGAGAGGTGATGAATAATGGATGCTAAATTAAATGCAGGTCAATTAGCAACAGGAAGAAGCGGACACGCTGATTCAATGGCAGGCGAAGGTGATATTCCTTTCGGTACTGCTGTTAAATATGGTACTGATCCAGAAAAACAGGTTGCTGCTTGGGATGGAAGTGCTGCAGCTGATGTCTTAGCTGGAATTGCTCAATATTCTGTAGGTGGTGACTTAGATAACTCTAAATATGCAGATGGTGACAGTGTTACTGTTGCCAGAAAAGCAGTGATGTGGGTTAAGTTATCCGATTCTGCAGCTGATGTAACTAGAGGCGATAAAGTAGCCGTCAGAGATGATGGTTTATTTGATAAAGCACCACTAACTGAAGCAACTAATGGTGTGTATGGTGTTGAAATTGAGGATGCAGAGTTCAAATCAGCCGGATCTGCCGGTGATGTTGTCAAGGTAGAGTTTAACTTACCTTCTCAGACAACTACTAAACAACTTTAAGGAGAGGTGATTAAATAATGAAAGACTTAGGATCTGGCGTTACTAGACAGGACGCTTTACTAACTAATGATGACTTAGATGCAATTGATAATACTGTATATGAAGCCAAAGAAAGAGAATTAACTGCCAGAACAATGGTGGGTTTGAAAACTGACATCCCGGAAGGTGCAGAAACCTATAGTTACGATAAGGTAACTAAAAAAGGTGCTGCTAAAATATTTGCTTATGGTGCAGATGATGTACCTTTAGTAGATGCAGATATTGAAAGACACCACCAGGGTATTTATGGTATCGTAGTAGGATTTACTATTGACCTTCAGGAAAAGAGAGCTGCAAAGATGGCTAATAGACCAGTTGAAACTACTAAGGCTACTGCAGCTAGAAGAGCTATTTCTGAAAGAGAAAATGACTTTTTCTTCTCTGGCTCTACTGAGCATAATGCAGAAGGCCTGACTAACTTTACTGGTATTCAGACTTACACTGTTGCTCAAAATAGTGGTGCAACATCTACAAACTGGAAAGATAAAACAGGCGAAGAAATAGTTGAAGATATCAGACAAGCCAAAAAGAAAGTTAATCTAAAGCCTGGAATGGCTGCTGATACTTTAGCAATTCCAGATGATCAGTACGAGGACTTAGACAGACCATTTAATTCTGACAATCCTCAGCTAACTATCCGCAGATATCTTGAAAATCAAGGCTGGTTTGACAGAATTATTTCTGTACCAGAGCTTGCAGGAAAAGGAGATAGTGGCACTGACTGCTTTATGGTTTATGATAGTTCTCCAGATGTAGTTGAAATGGGGCTACCGTTAGACATCTATAGACATGCTCCATATAACAAGGAAAACCTTAGTTCGCAGGTTAACCTTGAAGAAAGAACTGCTGGGGCTATTGTTAGATATCCACTCGGAATCTGCAGAGCTGACGGAATTTAAGAATTAATAAAAAAATGAGGAGGTAATTGTATGTTAACGATAATTAACCATTTCGCTCAAATTAAACATGTTGGAAATGTATCGTTGAATATTGGCCCGAATGAAGTTGAGGATGAAGACTGGGAAGCTGTAAAGACTCATCCAATAGTAAAAGGTTGGGTGAAAGAAGGTAAGGTAGAGGTTAAAGACGGCACAATTGAAGATTTGTCAGAAATTACTCCAGTTGATAAAGCTGTTGAGCTCGTTGAAACAACAATGGATAAAGAAAAGCTTTTAAAGTGGGCTGAGACTGATGATAGAAAGACCACTCAAAAAGCTATTGAAGATCAGATTGCTTACTTAGAAGATGATGGTAAAGATAAAGGCGATGAGTAATCATGCCTCAAACTACTGTATCTAAGGTGAGGAGTATTGCTTCTCACCTTTCTAAGTTATCTGATCAATCTATTGAGCTTTACATTGAGGATGCAGTTATAGAGCTTGAAGACTGGGAATATGATGATAAATACCAGGAGAAAATGGAAAGGTATTTGGCTGCTCATTTTGCCACTTTGGATCATCCGAAAGCAATCAGCGAGGAAGTTAAAGGTCTGGGTTCTAAAGATTATGCTGATAAAACAGGAACAGAAGGGTTAGAAAGCACCGAGTACGGCAAAGAGCTTTTAAGAATTATGAAAAAGAGCCAGGGACCCACATTTATGGTGTTTTCATAATGGCAAAACTTAAAATTACTGATAATAATAATATGCCTAATTTAATTGAAGAAATTAATAAACTTAAGAACTCTAAAATTGAGGTTGGTGTATTCGGCGGCAAAAACTCTCAAATCCTAATGATTGCCAGGGTAAATGAGTTCGGTGTAACAATAACCCCTAAAAAAGCAAAAGCTCTTACAATACCCCTTAATGAAGAGGCGGCTGGTAAAAGTGCAAGAGACTTTGATAATTTGTTCCTTATGGATTCTGATGATGATGGTGATGGAATACTGGCCATGGAAGTAGGAGATGATATCAGGCCTATGTATGCTCTCGTTAAAAAAGTTGAGATTCCGGAGAGGTCATACATTAGAGAAGGCTTCGACAAAAATATTAGAAAGATACAAAAGCATACTGAACAAGCAATAAGGGCTGTAATAGCAGGTAGAATGACTGCTGATAAGGCCCTTAATTTGTTGGGTGCTGAGTTTGCTTCTTTCATTCGTAAATATATGGTCGAATTAAAATCTCCTCCTAACTCAGCAGTAACTCAAAAGAATAAAAAGGGTGCAAATAACCCGTTAATTGACTCGGGTAGGCTAAGACAGTCAATAACTTATAGAGTGAGGTGATAACGTGGATTTTTCAGGATTTATAAAAGATTATTTAACTCCTGTCACTTTGAAAAGAGGTGGCAAAAAATTTGTTAATGGTGAATATGTTGATGATGGTGATTCCGATGAATATACCACAGAAATAGCAGTTATTCACTTAACAACAGAGGAACTTAATGAATATGATGGTGGTTTTTACACTATCCAGGACTTAAAGTTGTTCGTCCCGGAAGATAATACTGGTATTAATACTGAAACAGATGAAGAGATTCCTTTAATTCCAGAAGAGGGGGACATTGTTCACTTTCAAAACAATGATTTTGAAGTGCAGAATCCACAAAATAACACTCACTTATCTGATTTTCATAAGTTTTTGGCTAAAAAGGTTGTGGTTAAATGATAGATTTATACACTTTTAGGACCAATCTGCAGCCAGAAATAAAGAGTTATTCAGGGATTCCGCAGCTTATTAGAGCTGATCAGGATGTTAAGTCCGAAGATTTAATTTATCCGAGAATAACTTATAAAATGTCTTCTCCTTACGATATAAACGGGAATGCTCAGTCAATGTTCATAAAAAAAGAAGTGGTTCAGAGTGATGATCCTAATTTTGATGAGGATATCGAATACTCTTATTACTCAAATCCGAGAGTGACGATATCATTTAACGCTTTTGGCAAAGATGTGAGTCAGTACATTTCAAAATTAATTGAGTGGTTTAGAATTCCTAAACTGGGCCAGCGTTTTCTTGATCAGTATGATGTGGTGATTATCAATGTAACAAATATGCAAGACAGGACCACTTATCTACAGACGGATTATGAAGATAGAAAGGGTTTTGATGTAGTTCTGCAGTTTAATGATGAAGTTAAGATAATTGAAAAGACATTCGAAGAAGTTGAACTTGAAGTAGAATTTTCTGATGATGAAGATATTTTAGACGTAAATTTATAAAGAGGGAGTGATCTTTAAATGGGAGATCCTGTTGTTGTAAATGTATATGATGAAACAGGAGCTGTAGCTCAGAAAGGATTCGGTATTGGTTTGGTTTTTGACCCAACTGTTACCAATCCATTAGAAATAGTTTCAGACACTGGAGAGATCCAGAACTGGACCAGTGAAGATTTAGCGTACAAAAAAGTTAATGCTATGTTAAGTCAGCAGCCAAAGGTTCAGGAAGTTATGATCTACGGTGTTGATGTTGCTACAGAAGCAAGCACAATCACTGATGAGCTGGATAAGCTAATAACTCAGAACAATGATTGGTATGCTTTAGCTTTAGCGAGCAATGTCGAAGCTGATGTTCAAGAAGCTGCTAACTGGATAGCTTCAAAAGAAAAAATAATGTTTGGTGATTTGGGTAAAGATGCAGCAGTTGCTGATATCGAAACCTTTATGCAGGGAATAGAAAATCAGAACTTTGCTCTATTTGCTCATGATGGCGGTATAAATGATGAAGAGCAATACCTTGATGCAGGTTCTTTGGGTAGAATTCTGCCAATGACACCTGGTAGTTATACTCTGAAATTTAAAACTATCAATAATACTGCTAAATCAACTTATCTGCCCGCCGATGTAGCAGCATTGCAAAATGTTAATGCCAACATTTATAAAGAATGGGGCGGAGCTTTATATGTTGCTGAAGGTGTAATGAGTAATGGTGATTTTATTGATACAACTGTTGCCAAACACTGGTTTGCTGCAAGATATAGAGAAGAAATATTCAGAGTACTAAAAACCAGCCAGAAAGTAGGCCAGGATAATGCGGGGATCGGCTTATTTGTTGATGCAGCCAAACAGGTCAATAAAGTAGCTGCAAGAAATGGTGCCGTTGCAAAAGATGCAGACGGTAATTTCATGTCAACAGTAACTTATCCTACCAGAAAAGACTTACTGAAAAATGATTTAGCAAACAGAGTTTTAAAAGGTGTTAAATCAACAGTAACCTACTCTGGAGCTTGGCACAATGTAGAATTAGATTTCTACTTAACACTGTAAAGGAGGTATTATAAATGGTCAATTATGATCCAACCAAAGTAATTACTATTGTAGATAATTTTGTTTTGACTAGATTTGCTGAAGATGCAATGGTTGAAATTTCTAGAATGTCAGAAAAAAGGAAC